CCTCATATATCTCTCCTGAACTCATATTTTCCAGTGAGGGTCCTGACCTAAATTGCTTGTTCAGTGTGTACAAGAGCTAATGGGTTCTCAATTAGTTCCACCCCCAAGCGCATTCAATTACATAGAATCGCAGAGGGACGAATTTCAGTTATCGCACGACCTAACGGAAATTGTTCTGCAATTTCCCTCGACGGCATCTCAGATAACAGCGAGGCTGAGTCGTAGTTGTATGAAAATCGACCACTGCGTCATAGAATATCGGCAACAGGTTCCGATCAACGCATCTGGTACGGTGATAGTGGAGATTCACGACAAACGCATGACGGACAATGAATCTCTGCAAGCGTCGTGGACTTTTCCGATAAGATGTAACATAGATCTCCACTATTTTTCATCATCGTTCTTCTCTCTAAAAGACCCAATCCCATGGAAGTTATACTATCGAGTCTCAGACTCGAATGTGCATCAAATGACGCATTTCGCTAAATTCAAGGGCAAACTGAAGCTATCGTCGGCGAAGCACTCCGTTGATATCCCTTTCCGGGCACCAACAGTAAAGATACTTGCAAAACAATTTAGCGAAAAGGACATTGATTTCTGGCACGTGGGATACGGCAAGTGGGAGAGAAGACTGGTCAAATCCGCATCATCATCTAGATTTGGGCTAAGAGGCCCAATTGAAATTAATCCAGGTGAATCTTGGGCCACAAAAAGTGCAATAGGCCCAACTAACAGAAATGCGGATTTGGATATTGAAGAAGAGCTGCTTCCATACAGGGAACTCAACAGATTGGGAACTAACATCTTAGATCCTGGGGAATCAGCTTCAATAGTCGGAATACAACGGTCGCAATCGAACATCACCATGTCAATGTCACAGTTGAACGAATTAGTTAGATCCACTGTACATGAATGCATTAAAACCAGTTGTATCCCGAGCACTCCAAAATCCCTAAGCTAATCACAATTAAATTATTAGTTCGCTTTAGGCTCACATTAGTTGTTAATGCTAGTGCTCATCATGTTTTGGAGAGTGTTCCGCTGCGCGCCATTTTTAATAGTAGAATAAACAGCCCTGTTCAGTATTTAGTTCTTATTTAATTGCGGGACTTGTGCAATTTATTATTCTTAATCATCCCAAATAGTCCAGTTCAAACGATACATATGTTGATGCCTTGGACTGGGCATCCGACAGCCAACAGTAATACACTAACAGAGCGTTCTTGGTTATGTTACCGTAAACGCCATTACATGAATCCCGTTCAAGATCGCTGAACGATGCCCAACAATTATAACGCTTGTTAGACAGTTGTGTCGTACCATGGAGATCAATCAGTAACGTGTCCTTTTCAAGAGACACCACACGCTTCGTAACGTGTCTAATGTAGTAACGGTCCTTCAATGCAGGTACGACAGATAAATTACCGTGACAATGGATACGCGCGCCAAACAACTCATCAAATGTATGTAGACGGCCAGATTGACTAACATGTGGTTTCCGATCAACCACGATGACCATAGAAAATACTCCTTCAATATTAGAACTGGGCCCGTCCATAATAGTGTCACCTTGTCCACGTTCAATTTTCAGAGTTCCCTTAAAACGCACTCGTTTCAATTTTATATACGTTCTAGTGCGATTGGGAACAGTCTTAACATAGCTAGGATATGTTACAAACGTGGACAACGCTGAGTTTTGACTCAAGACAAATTCTGGGCCAAACTGGTTCTCTTGAACACGCTGAATAGTCATTCTCGGTTCAACTTGAGTCTTTGATACCACGTTGGGTCGACGCCTATCATCACCACGGGCTGCACCATATGAACGCTTGACACCTGTACGGCGTACATGAGAACCTCGCTGAGTTTGCGATCGACCCCGTCTATTGCTCGTCGAATACATCAAGGACGATGCTATAGCGACTGCACAATGTATATACGTGTAGATAATACAAGTGTTGTCTAATATATGAATTCGACGCATAAGCCAATTACACGTTTCAATTATTAATAGACGAAGAACCAATCCATGACCAATAACTAGACTTTGTAGCTAAAATGTAATTGGTAGCACTAAAGATTAATTCAAATTAACAGAACAAGGTCCACAGAACAAAAGGACATCGTCGATAGTGCACAGAGATGGTCCAACACTCTGTGACAGTACAAATTAAAGACGAAGATAATCACTTTGTGAATTTGAATTAAAGTCGAGCGTCTGACACAGCATCATGTGACAGTGGTCCACACATGTCGTACGGTCCATATCAACGAAGTTCGTTGGTAACAACGTGATTGGTTGAAAGTGCTGTGTGGTCCCCGAAGGAAGAAGGCGCGCGGCTTAAATGGGTCAAAAGTCGGCCCAATAAGCAAAACATGGGCCTGGGCCGTGGGCTAAAGGGGAGGACACCAAAAATCGGGCGGCCATCCGGTAATATTATTGCGGATGGCCGATTTTGCCCCTTGGTGTCCCCTAGAGGCTTTATGTGTCTTGAGGTATATATAGGACACCAGGACACCAGCAATATGAGAAAGTTGAGAGGACACCTCCTGGTGTCCCGATGCATATTTACATAATATGCCACTCAAACCCTAACTCACTTCGTT